AGGACCATTAAGAACTAATACTGGAGGAACAGCAGGAAGTGCTACTATATCTGGAACTGCAATTACATCTGGTAATTTTAATCAATCAGGTATTGTTGTAAGTGTTACAACTAATACATCAGGACCTGTTGGTACTTTTAATCAATCAGGTGCTGGTGCAGATGGAACTAATCCTGGAAATTGCGGTGGAGATAACTGTCAAATAGGTGGAGGTAATGGTGGAGCATCTTATGCAGGAAATATTGCAGGAGGAGCAGGTTCTCCTCAAGGATCATCCTCTCAAGCTGGAGCTGGAACAAGAGGTTCTGGAGGGGGCGGAGGTGGGGCTCAAGTATCAGGTGGTTCTTCTTCTGGTAATAATGGTGGAAGTGGCGAGATTATATTTAGATTCCTACAAGTAAAACAATAATTGACTTTATTTCAATAAAGTATATTCATTAATAATGAGCGACATATCCAAGTGGTTTGGTAAAGCTATTTATATTACAGCATTAGATAATTTTGAAGAAATAAACAAAGACATTGTTCCGTTAATCAATGCCGAAGTAACACCAACCAATAGCCAATACTCACGGACCACGGATATTAAACCAAATGAATTACAATCTATAGATGATAATATTCATCATGATAAAAGATTTAAAAACTTATTTGATGCAATTCAACCAAAGATAGTTGAAGCATTAGAACTACAACATCTTAATTTAGATTTACTTGATATTTATATAACTAAAGCTTGGACAACATATACTATTAAGGAACAGTATATTCATTCACATAGACATATGTCTTCTCATTATAGTTTTGTTTATTATCCTTATGCTGAAGAACAAGGTGATTTAGTATTTCAAGATGATGATGTATCTAAGACTGGTTTAAACATTCCAGTTAGAAAAGAATACTTTAAGAAGTTTACAGAAGTAAATTATTCAAGTGCAATATATCCAGCTAAAACAGGAAACTTAATTATATTTCCAAGTATGCTATTTCATGAAACTCAACAAAACACTACTGATAAACCTAGAATATCAATTTCAGGCGATATTATGCTTACAATGAAACCAAATATTAAGTCAGAGCATAATATACCAAGCCCTACAACGTGGAAGAAATTAAGCTCTTAATTTACTGGTTACATTTAATAGTGTAAAATACCGGTAATATGCCACTTAAAAAAATAGCATTACCTCCAGGTTTTGATAAAAATGATACACCCTCACAAGCAGAAGGTCGTTGGATAGATGGTGATAATGTTCGTTTTCAATATGGTTCTCCTGAAAAAATAGGAGGCTGGCAACAAATCAGTTCAAATATTTTAGTAGGTGCTGGAAGAGATATACATTCTTTTTTTGATTTAACGGGTAGACGTTATGTAGCTATTGGTACAAATAAAGTTTTATATATATTATTTGATAACGTATTTTATGATGTTACTCCACTTAAAACAGCTTTAACTTCATGTACATATACTTCTACAACAGGATCTACAACTATAACCATTAATAAAACTTCACACAATCTTGAAGTTGGAGATTTACTTACATTTTCATCTGTAACAACACCCGGCTCACCCACAACAAGTTTTGTAGCAGCAGATTTTACAACTAATAGTTTTGAGGTTAAAACAGTTCCGACTGTTAATACTTTTACAGTCACTATGCCTGTAGCAGAAACTGGAACAGGAGTTACAGCGGGTGGAACAATTACAACAAATCCTTATGAAACAGTTGGACCTTTAGCTTCTACCTTTGGTTATGGGTGGGGAGCAGGTACGTGGAACTTGTCTACTTGGGGAACTCCAAGAACTGCTTCTAATACAATCATTGATGCAGGATCATGGTCATTAGATAATTTTGGAGAATTATTAATTGCAACAATTAAAGATGGTAAAACTTTTTCATGGGATCCAAATGCAGGTGCTGGAGTTTCAACACGTGCAACTGTTATAGCAGGTAATCCTACTTCAACAATATTAACAAAGGTCTCTGATAGAGATAGACATTTAATTCATTTTGGTACTGAAACTACAATTGGAAATATTGCAACTCAAGATCCAATGTTTATAAGATTTTCTGATCAAGAAGATATAGAAGTATATGAACCAACCTCAACTAACACAGCAGGTACATTTAGATTAGATAATGGTAGTAAAATTGTAGCCGCAGTTAAAGGTAAAGATTACATGTTAGTTTTAACAGATGAAGCTGCTTATACTATGCAGTTTGTAGGGCCTCCTTTTACATTTAGTATTAGACAGGTGGGATCTAACTGTGGATGTATTGGACAACACGCAGCAGTGTTCGTAGATGGTGCTGTGTATTGGATGGGTGATTCTGGTAACTTTTTTGTATTTGATGGAACAGTTAAAACATTACCTTCCACTGTTGAAAATTTTGTATTTTCAACTACAGGAGATAATCTAGGACTTAATTTTGTGAATGGTGAACTTATATTTGCAGGACACAATAGTTTATTTACAGAGATTAATTGGTTTTATCCACAAGCAAGTGCGACACAAAATAATAGAGTAGTTACTTATAACTATGAATTAAAAACTTGGGTAACAGGCTCATTATCAAGAACAACCTATGAAGATTCCCACGTATTAGAAAATCCAACAGCAAGTCAATTTATAGATACTCTTACTCCAACTACTCCAGTAATAAATGGAGTAAGCAATAGTGGAAGTTTTGTATTTGCACATGAGGTTGGAGTTAATGAGGTTCGTAATTTAACTAGTGTTACAACTACTAGTGTCGTAATAGCTGCTTTTGTAAAATCTGGAGATTTCGATTTAGATATTGATGGAGATGGAGAATACTTTATTAAAATAAGAAGATTTATACCAGACTTTAAATATTTAGATGGAAATACTAAAGTAACATTGTTTTTTAAAGCTTATCCAGCAGATACAACATCTGCTCTTGGAGAAACAACAGTTGGCCCATTTACAATATCTTCAACAACAGATAAAATAGATACGCGCGCGCGAGGAAGACTTGCAGCAATTAAAATAGAAAATGATGCTTTAAACGATAACTGGCGTTATGGTATATTTAGAGTAGATATACAACCAGACGGTAGAGGCGGAAGTGGACCACAAACATAATGGCAGCAACATATAAATTTTATTATTTAATTTCAGAAAACAATAATGTTCAACAAAAAGAATATATTTCTTCTTATAATATTAATCAGGTTAAACCTTACTTTTTAAATGATACCTCTGATGTTACAAAGGTTGAAAGAATTGATATATTAGCTGATCCTGATGGTTTAAATACAGATGAAGCTTTAGGATATAATTAATGGCTAAAATAAATATATTAATACCAGAACCACAAGAACCATATACAGTTGATAACTTTAGACAAATTAATCAAGCTCTAGAGACTTTACAAAACCAATTAAATACATCATATCTAAATGATATTAAAAATGAACAAGAAACATTTGCTTGGTTTATTTTTAGTGGACCAGGTTAAGCTATGACAATACAATACAAAAACAAAGGTTATGATTTAACAACAACTACTTTAACAACAGTATTAGTAATTGATTCACAATCACGAGCAATCATAAAAGAAATATCAGTAGCTAATGATACCAACGCTGCAAGAACGGTTGATTATTTTTTTCATGATGTATCCGCTACTACAAATTTTAAATTTTATCATACTCAGGTACCAGCAAATTCTCATGACAATGCTGTTCACAATGCACTTGTATTAGAAGAAGGAGATAGTTTATTATTTCAAGCAGATACTGTAAATGCTATCTCTGGACAAATCTCCTACGCTTTGTTAAATAGATCACAGGAAAATGGCTAGAAAAGTAAGTAATGGATCAGGTTCTTTTATTAAGTATACTAATAAAAAAAGACCAGGCAGACATAGTAAAAAACGTAATAAAAGAAAAGATAGAAAAGAATATCGTGGACAAGGAAGACTATAATAGTATATAAACAAATTTATGACAAATAAAACAGTAATTATTAATGGAGAAGAAGTTCCAGTTATTCCAGCTAAAGCTGAAGAGATAATTAAAAATAAAGAAACTGGACAGATTTATTCTAGTCTTGAAGAATTTAAGGCAGATGTTGCAAATCCTAATACCTCAACTAAAGAAGAACATTTACAACAAGATCTAAAAATAACAGTTGCATCTTTACAGGTATTTGGTAAAACCAAGGAATGAATCCTTACGGCGGCACCGAAATTCAAGTAGAGTATTTACATAAATACGTAAACAAAGATCTTCTTAATAAAGTTCAAATCACAACTTCTGTTCCAGAAAAGACACCTTTAGTTATAGATAAACCAAACATACTTTGGGTACATAATAGTTACGATCAACCTAATCTTATGCCTTGGTTTCAAAATAAATTAAACCACGGTAAGTATGATTGGTATGTTTTTAATTCACATTGGACATATGAAAAGTATAGATACTTTTTTAGCCTACCAACAGAGTTATGTTTAGTTATTAAGAATGGTTTTGATGATGATTTAATAATTAGAAATGATTTTAAAAATAAAGATAAATTAAAACTAATTTATACTTCAACTCCTTGGCGAGGACTTGATGTTTTATTAGGAGCCATGGAACGAATTAAAACAGATAAAGTAGAATTAGATGTATATTCAAGCACAGAAATTTATGGGGATCATTTTAAAAATAATAATGATAAACAATTTATTGAACTTTATGATAAAGCAAAATCAATTAAGAATGTAAATTATAAAGGTTATTTAAATCATAAAGAGTTAATGAAGGTACTTCACAACTATGATTGTTATCTTCATCCATCTACATTTGAAGAAACTTTTTGTTTAGCTGCCATGGAATCGTTAGCCGCGGGCCTTGTTGCAGTGACCACGGACCTCGGTGCTTTATATGAAACTTGTGCTGAGTTTCCTATATATGTTCCTTATCAAAATAGTAAAAAATTATTAGTAGATCAATTTGCTGCAGTTATAGATAAACTACCTGATATGTTAAATAACATAGATGAAAATAAAATGAAATTTCAACAACAATACTATAGACAATTTTATCATTGGAATGTAATAAAGACTCATTGGGAAAACTTTTTAAATGGGATATAAACAACCTATAAGTATCTTTGTAGCAACACCTGTTCATTCAGATGTATCAATTCATTATTTTAAAGCTTGCTTAGAATTTCAAAAAGAATGTTTTGTTAGAAAACTACCTGTGATGTTTCAAGTAATGAAAAGTAGTTTGGTAACACAAGGAAGACAATTATGTGTATCTGGATTTATGGAATCAAAATGTACTCATATGTTATTTATAGATTCTGATATTTCTTTTAATTATAAGATGATTGAAAGAATGATTAGTTATGACAAAGAAATTTGTCTTGTTCCATATCCAATTAAAGGATTAGATTTTGATAAAATAAAAAGCAGAATTCAAGAAGGTTCAACTTTAGACCCAAGAGTTTTAGGTAATCAATATACAATGTCTGTTCCAGATCCTACCAACGTTAAAGTTGAAAATGGTTTTATAGAAGTTGAAAGAGGTCCGGCAGGTTGTATGTTAATTAAAAAAGAAGTCATAGAATCTTTAATAAAAGAATATCCAGAATTTACAATAAACCAGCATACTTTAATTGATGGTAAATTAGTTAAAAGAAAACATATGTATAACTTTTTTGACACCTATTGGAACAAAGATGATAAAACTTATACAGGAGAAGACTTTTACTTCTGTAAATTATGTAAACATGCAGGCATTAAAATGTATGCATTAGTAGATGAATATATCTCACATCATGGAGAATTTAGTTATACAGGTAGATTAATAGATGAGTTTAAAAAGACAGATACCTCTACTGAAATAGAAGGAAAAACAATCAATAGTGATATAGATCCAAACAGCTCTGATATTGCTAAGAGCCAATAAATTCGTTAAAATGGTTAATTAGTTAACTATTTATTATATATGGATCCATTAACAATTGCCCTCGCCATATATGGGGGATATCAAGGATATAAAAGTTCTAAAAAAGCTGGTGCTAATACACTAGGCAGAATAGTAGGAACAGCTATTGGAGCATATGGTGGATATAATTTAGGAACAGGAATTGGAAGTTTAACGAGTGCAGCACCTGCTGCTGTAATAGAGGGAGGAACTCAAGCTGGATTATCCGCTCTTACTAATCAAGCAGGAATCGCAGCATTCCAAAATATTGGAACAGACGTTGCTACAGACGCATTAACACAAGCAGCAATAGAAGGTGGAACACAAGCTGGCCTAGGGGCATTTAATCCGTACGCTGGAATTCCTACAGGCACAACAGGGGGTTTAGGATTTGATCAATTACAAACATTATCAGCAACACCACCGGTATCAATGCAAGATCTTTCAGGAACAACTTTAGGAAAAACTCCTATAAATATAGGAACACCTCCTCCACCTCCAGCAACAGAAGGATCTTTTTTAGATAAGGCAACACAAAAAGCAAAAGATGCATATAGTTATGCATTTGAAAAACAAGTTAAAGGTGGAGTTCCAGGAGAAAAAGAATTAGATATTGGTAAAGCAGCTATATTTGGATTACCTGCACTAAGTTATTTATCAGGTGCATTTGAAAGAGAACCCTATGAAAGAAGTATGTTTACATATAATGTAAACTATCCAGATTTATATAGATCAAGAAAATTTTATACACAAGATCCTAGAACAGGACAAAC